TTCGGTCAGGCTGGAAAGGCTTGTGTCTTCAATCTTGACCGTGAGATTTCCGGCGGGCGTGAGCGTCTCGAAATTTTCGTCCAGCAGCTCGATCTCTGCCGCTAACGCAACACTCACCGTATCGCCCAGCGCAGCCGTTGCCGCTGCGTCATAGTCTGCTGCGGTTTTCCTTTGGAGTTCAAGTGAATAGGCGTTGTTGAACGCATCCTCCAAACCGGAGACGGTAACAACGAGCCCGGTACCGACAGCCTCCGCCCGCATAACGCGGTAGGCTGGTCCGCTGCTGCTGGACGGGTCTTCGTAGAATTCTCCGCCCTCGTCATCGTCGTCAACAGGCTCCTCTTCAAAGAACTCGTCATCGTCCGAGAGCGTAGAAACTGCGTCACCAAGCCGGAGCGAACGGGTCCCAGCAGTTGGCTCGATATCGGAGACATGAATCAGAAATACGGTCGCGTCTCCTTTGATGTCAACAGGTTCCGGATTAGGCAGATCCCCGGTATTCGTCCATGAAAGAACACCATCATTTGAAACGTCAGGGATAAACACAACTCCTGTTGGCCCCTGCTGCCCGTCCATGATCTCGGCGGATGTCGTGCCATTCTTGTCGGTGACCGTGATCGTGGCTACATGGTCGGTCTTCACGACGTTCGCCGTGGGCGATACGCCGTCCGCGCCGTCAAACTCCCCGTTTTCGGCTGCAGTCGCCACGCCTCTGGCGATCTCCAAGGCGTTTGCCGCTGCGGACTGTACCTGTGCCGACCAGCTCGGGGCAGGCTCGGCAGCAGGGATACCGCTCGGCTCCGCGCCGCGCTGTACACGTCCGGCAAGCGCCCAGATTGTCGGGATCACGATGTCACCGGCTTCGTTCATGCCGCACACACCGATGCGCAGCTTCACGCCCGGAGAGGACAGGCACTCCGCCGGGACGGTCACGGTATCGCTGTCAAACATGGCGACATCGGCGGTCTCCGCGCCTTCAAAAGTTGCGACCTTGGTAAGGCCGTCCCATTCGCTGGAAAAGGCAAACCCACATTCCAGACCGACGCGCCCCGATGTCAGGGTCTCCGTCTCGGTCATGGTTGCCGTTACCAGATTAACATTCACTCTGAGCATAGATATCTCTCCTGCTTACCGCGCATTGCGGATAATGATGATGCCGCTTCCCCCGGCTCCGCCGTCGTAATACGCCCCGTTGTCGGTGCAGCCGCCGCCACCACCGGCTCCGCAGTTGGCCTGTCCGGCAACGCCGGGTCTTCCAGCCGTTGTGGTCGGATCGTTGCCGCCGCGTCCGCCTCCGGTCGCGCCGCCCTGCGCTGTGGCGATCGTGTAATAGTTGCCGCTTCTGACCTGACCACCGCCCCCTCCTGGTCCATATTTACGGCCTACAAGGGACGTAATCAAAGACAAATCGGTTTCTGTGGCGTGATTGTGGAACGCTACCGTTCCGTCCATTCCGGCTGCGGCTCCATCCTTGTATCCGTTCGTTGCTGTGCCGCCGCCGCCGCCTCTGCTGCCAGCGCCGCTCTGCGCGGTCTCTCCGAATCCGGTCGTGTTTCCGTTGCTCCCGCCGATCACAAACGCATAGGGTACGTTCTGTGAGAGCGTCACCGCGTCACGTCTCACGCGCCCACCGCCATATCCACCGGAACCGCCGCGATAAGCGTTCGGGTCGCTTGGATTTGGCTTGTAGCCTATTCCACCGGCAGCACCTCCGCCGACAAGGAAGATATCGACGGGAACGACACGGTGGAACGTGATGCTTCCGCTCGTCAGGATCGCAAGCTCCCAGTTGTACGTCCCGTCGCTCTTCACTTCTTCCGCGTAAAGGTATTGCGCGTCTGTGGTGAAGGACGGCGGCTTTTTATCCTTCTGATAGCCGTCAGCCCCAAGGTTAAAGATCATGGCTGTCTCCTCAGTCCAGAATCAGGACATTCACATCAAGCGCTTCGTTTGTCGCGCTCTCTGCGGTGAAGGTCAGCGTCCCGGCCCCCTGCCCGGTGCAGCGCACTCCGCAGTTGCGCCACGCTTCCCAACTTGAAGAATCCGGGGAAACCAGCACCGTGTTGTTCACTGTCACGCCGGTCACGTTTACGGTCTGCGTACCGCCAGCCGTGGTAATGGCCGGGATCGTCACGGTAAGCGCCGTGTGCTGTTTCTGAATGCCGGTGGTCTTGATCGGGGTAACGCTGCCGTTGATGATCTGACCCGTGCCAACCGAGTCAGTTGCCATCTTGGGCTGTGTGACGCTTCCTGTTCCAAGCTTGGCAGTGGCAACAGCGCCGTCTGCAAGTTTTGCTCCCGTGACAGCTTTATCTGCAATCTTGGCCGTGCTTACAGCCTTAGACGCGATCTTCGCCGCGGTTACGGCCAAGTCCGCCAGCTTCGTTGTCGCTACAGCGGTATTGGCGATCTTGTCCCCGGTTACGTTTCCGTCTTTGATCTTCGGCGTGGTAACCGCATCATCCGGCAGAGAACCGATAGCCGTACCGTAAATGGCCTCGATTGCTTCCTTTACAGTCGCTGCGCTTAGAAGCTCGCTGGAAAAGCCGATATTCCCAGCTGCGCTAGCCGCTTCCAGTTCATCCAGAAAGGCGTTGATGAAGGTCTTGATATCGACACCCGCCGCATCGAATGCCGCCTTGAGCTGGGCCGCGTTCATGCCGTTGTCGTTCGGTCGGTCGGCGAGCTGGGAGATGTTGTTGACCTCTTGGGTCATTCTGGTAAAGCTCATAGTCAATCACCCTTTTGCGTAGCCCATGAAACGGACGCGGATATCTGCCGCCGTCACGGTCACGCTTGTGTTGTTCGTGTTGGTTGCGAGGATCAGCTTATAGTAAACAAACTTCTTGGCCTTGATCTTGAGCCGCCGCATCTGCGGTTTGTCCGATGTGGAGAAGGTGAAGTCCTCGAAGTCGATGTGTTCAAAGTCAAACAGGCTGTGACTGATACTCTTGGTCAGGTATGTCGCTTCCTTGTCCGTAAGCACCGTCACGTCCAGCGCGGCCTTGGCCTCCGGCTTGAAGCCGAGCCACAGCATAGCGCTGTTCTTGCGCTGATAGTCGCGCCCGAAGCTCAGTGCGCCGCTCTCCCAATAGCAGTCGATGGGCTGGTATACCGGCTCCCCGTTCTCCTCCGCATAGTCGAAGGCATAGCGCGTGGATGCCTCATACACCTTGCCGTCCCTGCCGCCGAAGTACAGCTCGTTGTGGAAGCTGAACGGTCGGTGCATCGGGAAATCGGTGTAGGCGTACCACGCATCCGTCGCATAGCCCCACACCAGCGCGTTTCCGTTGGGATCGACGATGTAATACTCCTGATTGTAGTTATCGTCGAAGCAGATGCATTGTGCCGTGTCCATGTGGTGCAGCGTGTTGTACACCCGGTCGGATATGCGCCGTGCCTGCCGTTCGTCCCGCGTGAGGTTCGAGGTGTAATAGCTGCTGTTGCGCCATTCGTACACGTCCTGCCCGAACAGCGAGACCGGGGAATTCAGCACAAGCTGGACCTGTCCCGGCGCTTCGTTGCCGATGGCGGAGTTGACCGGCGTGACGTAAAACGCCCCGATCTGATTGCCGTTGGCCAGCGTAATCATGCCGAACTGGATGGAGTACGCGCCGTCCGTCTTGTAGACCGCGAGAGCCCCGTAGTGGCGGATCATGCCGGTAATGGGCGTGTTGGCGATCCCAACCCGGACCTCGTTCTGATCGGGGAAGTATTCGGCGCTCGGCCTTCCGTAGCGGTCGATGTCTGAATACAGGGCCGTGTCGCTGCCGTCGCCGTACAGGAAGATGCGCGTGTCCTGATTCCCGTTGTAGCTCTCGGCGTAGTGCATGGCCGTGATCTCGCTGCGGAAGTCGTTCTTCGCTTCCCACTCGATCTCGATGGTGCTTGTCCCAGCATCCGGCGCGTTCTGGAACGTGACCGTCCCGGCGGTTGGGTTATCTTCCCATCCGGTCATGGCGGCGTTGTCCGCCGTCTTCCGAACCGCCACGACGCGGAGGATGTCTTTTTCCGGGAGCTGGAAGGTTGTCGCCGTGCCGTCCGGGGAATACCATGCTTTACGCCTCTTGCACAGTTTGTTCACCTGTTCCAGCAGCTCGCCGCCGCCCGCCGGAGTCACCGCAACCGCTACCAGCGGAACATACCCGTCCACGATGGCAAGCGTCGTACCGTCATAGCGGTAATATTCGTAGCCGGTCAGGATATAGAGCTTTCCGTCAAAGCCGAACATAGAGGGCCGGTCCGTGCTGCCTACGCTGTCGATGGCGGTGGTACTCCACTCCCCGCTATTCCACAGGCTGTAAAGCGTTCCGCCGGAGAGCGCCATCACGCGCTCTGTGCCGTTTACGAAGCCAGTCCACACCGCGTCGATGGCCGCGCTGCCTACGGAGAGGATGCTGTTGATGCCGGGGCGCTTCTGGAGATTCCCGTCTCGCGTCACCCGGAAGTTGCGCATATCCGCCGCTTCGCCCATCTTGAGCTTGGTGTCGCCGTCCGGGTTCTCGTTCAGCCCGAGCCACTTTTGAATTTGAAAAACGCGCTCGTCTGCCGCGCCCGTGATGTTCGCCATCTCTTACCTCACCAACTGCTAAAGTCGTTGTATTCGTTCCATCCGCCGTACACGTCTTCGATGTCCTCGCTCTTGGAGGGAAGCCCGCGTGCCAGCGTCAGCTTCAGCTCGTCGTAGCGCTGCTGGAAGAAGTTGGCCGTCGCCGGGTCCTCCGCCAGCAGCAGATGTGCCGCGAGACCATAGGGCAGAACGCTCTGGCAGACGTAATCGTCCAGGTCGATCGGCTTGTCGAAACTGCGGATCTGCGTCGCAATGGGTCGCCCTTCTTCGTCCGTCTCGTAGGTGTCGCTGAACGGGTAAAGCTCGCCGCGCAGGATGTTCAGCAGCGGCAGCGTCCGGTTCTTATATTCACTGTTGTCGCCGGTGTCGGCCTTGCCGTCGTCGCTCTGGCTGTCCATCAGCGCGATAGCCATTTCAAAAACCTGTTGTGCCGTTGTCATATCTCAGACTCCTTTGAGAGTGGGCGGGGATTGCTCCCCGCCCTTTGTTTCGTCAGGCCGTCTCGTAGACGTAAACGCCGTCGCACATGGCGTCGAGCACGAAGGAATCGTACAGGATACGGCCTTCGAGCACGTCGCCGTCCACACCCATCGGGTCCTTGTGGACGCGCAGGGTCTTGAGCTTGATCGGGTCGACCGTCGCACCCTTGTACTTCAGGATGAAGCCGGTGTCGGTGGGCATATAGCTGCCGGGAACGCGGACCACGGCAATGCCGTCGATGGTTCCGCTGTAACCGCGCCGGATGGCCTCGGCGTTGAGCTGTGCGCCGCCCATGACCAGATCAGCCAGTTTGAACTTCACGAAATCCAGCTCAGAGATGAACAGGACGCGGTTCTCCAGAGGAACCAGCTTGTCGCTCATGGCGGCAGAGGCGGTGAAGATGGCCTCGGCTATGTTCGCCTTGGTCAGCGCGGTCTTGGTGGAGTTGGACAGCACGGACTTGCCGGTACTCAGACCGTTGCCGGACGCCCAGGCGTTCAGGCGGTACTTGTCCACTTCGGGGCGAATGGTGCGCTTGTCGATCATCTGGAGGACCTCGGCGGCACGCTTGATGTTGTACTGCTCGTTCGCGTTGCCCTTGTCGATGGACTTGGTGAAACCGCGGTCCTTCGTCATGGTCAGGGTCTGCTTGGTGTCCTCCACCTCGGTCACGGTGCCGAAGCGGGTGGTGCCGCTGCGGGTGTAGTCGGTCAGGGCGATGTCGTCGATGGTGAAGACCTCGATGGACTTCACGCCCACGAAGTCGTAAGACTTACCGGCATAAGCGTCGGTCTTGGAGCCGGTCTCAAAGTGCTTGGCCAGATTTTTCTGATACTCAGTTATAAGATTGATAGGCATAATTATTTCTCCTTGTCATGTCAACACGGGACAGGGAAACCGCGCAGTCGTCAGCAAATGGCTGACCGGTTTTTCGCTATGGAATTGTCGGTGTTACCAGTCGCTCTTCAGGGCCGCTTCCCAGGCGTCGTCTACGGCGCTCTTGCTGCTGGCCCCTGCGGACTTTCGGCTTCCGGTGCTCCGCTGTTCGTTTTTGTGTTCCTGCTTGAGCTGATCCAGCTCAAGGTGCAGCTTTTCGTTCTCGCTGCGGAGCTGCTGGTTCTGGTGCTTGTTCCAGGCGTCTACAAGGTTTCCGCCCTTGTCGTAGTCCTGCCAGACCTCGCCGGGGATGTCCTCGCCCTTTACATCGGGAAACAGCGTGCGGAACCGGTTCGCCTCTTCGGTGAAGCGTTCCTGCTTGCTGCGGGCTTCTTTGGCCTCCCGCCCGGTCTGCTGTGCCGATGCTTTGGCCTCGCGGGTCTGCTTGGCGCTCTGCATGGCGTCTGCCTGACTGAGGGTGCGGCCTTCCTTGCTTGCCTTGTCCATGAGGATCCTGGCCCGTGTGCCGTCGATCAGTTCTTCGACCGAGATCCCGGCCCCGTCCGCCAGCTCCTTCACAAATTCCGCGTAGCTCTCGTTCTCGCTCGCCTGGGCTTCCACCCCGCGCAGCTCCTCCAGCTTGCCGCGGATGCGGTCATAGTCCATGCCCTTCTGGGCCAGCTCTATGACTTCCTGCCGGTTGACCTTCCGTACCTCGTCCAGATGCTTCAGCTCAAACTCCTGGTCGGGAGCCTGCTCCTCGCTCTTCTGTTCCGCTTCCGGTTTGTCTTCCGGCTTGTCTTCCTTCTCTTCCGGTTCCGCCGCCGGTGCGGGCTTGTCTGCCTCGTCCGCCGCTTCCTCTTCCGGTTCGGAAGTCTCGCTCCCGTCGCCTTCGTCGATCAGATTGGACGTGTCGATGTCGCTCCAATCCTCGAATTCGCTTTCGATCACTTCGCCGCCGAGAACTTCATTGGTGTTTTCGTCCATACAAATCCCTTTCTGCGCCTATGGTCGGGCGCTCTGGTCTCCGGCGCTGGTCTGCG